AAAATGCTAACGCAGGCTTGCAAAATGCTTTGCGTAAAATCATTGAAAACCTTGAGGTGTCAGGCGCTTGGAGCGGTGGCATGACGGGTAGCTTTAACCAAGGGCGCAACATCGCAACGGGTAACATCAACTTGTTCGGTGGAACGCCAGACGGTAACAGCTTTATCAGAACTAATAACGGAAGCACAGAAAACGACTTGTCAGGAGGTATCTAATGCCTTTAGAAACAAGATTTTCAAGTTCTACCACAGCCAACGTAGAAAATTTTGGTACTGGTGTCCCACCATGGACGGAAGCCTATGCTAACGCTTGGCAGTTCACAGGGGACACAGACTACGGTTACATGACGAACGGCAACACGACTTATATTCAGTATGGGCAGAATGACCCGTCTATATGGGCGTCTATGAGGTTCTGGGGTGAATCCGTTGAAATCATAGAAGAGAGAAAAAACGATGATAATTCTATCACAGCCAAAATCAGAGTAAAAGCGCTTTTCTGGTGGAGTAAACGGGTCAGCTCAAATGCTGGTTATCGGGTGGAATATGATATTAAAATCAACGGGCAAACAGTTTGGACGTTTAGCGGATATACAACCGATGAAGTGATTAAAAATGATGAAGTTGCCCAAGACTTTACCGTAACTATCCCAGCCGAAGAAAGTTCATCAGCCAGCGCCTTAAATATAAACGTAAGCTACCCAGATGGGCAATACTCAAACAATTCTTTTTATGTAGGTGTGTACCTATATAATACCAACAAGAAAAAGCCTAAAACATTGAAACCGTGGGCAGTCCGTAAGAGCGGAATCTTTAAGACCTTAAACCGCCCATCTGGTCGCTTCCAACAGCGCAAAAGCGGTTGGCAAGACGTCAGCGAACAGCCAGCAAACGCAGTCGGGCAAGCTGTTTCAGCGCCGCACAGGGTCAGAAAGTCTGGGCAATGGATAGGACAGGGTCAGATAGGTCAAGAATAAGGGAGGGTTTAATCCCTCCTATTTTTAAAGGAGAGACTATGCAAGAATCAACCAAAATATGGCTTTATGCAAAAAGCCCGTTTAAAAATGACTATGCTAATGTGATTAACTTTGAGACAAAAGAAGCTATGGAGGATTTTTTTACAAAGAAGAATCCATATATAGAAATTGTCTATGAATATGACAAGTTTCAATATACCCAAAGAAACGGGTCTATCGTAGTATCTGGACGGGTGGAGAAGTATGAGAACGTAACCTATATGCGCTTTATCAACAACGGGCGCACTTATTACGCCTTTGTCTTTGACGTGCTTTATATCAATGAAGACGCTACACGCATTATTTACGAGGTGGACGTTTGGAATACCTATCAGCACGAATTGAAAGCGCTAAACGTAATAGGACAGGTAGAACAGCAAACCTTACCTAATGAATTATGGGCATTAAAAGACAGTCAGCAAGGCTTTTCAGTTGGGACTAAATACGCTACACGTGCTGGAGAAGTCGGGATAGATACAGAGTGGCTTGTAGTCGTGGCAAAACCTACTATAAAAATGACGACCAAGGCAAACCGTCCTGTAAATATGAGTTATTCAGGAATGCAAAAGACTTTTAAATACTTTTTTATCCCTGTAGACTTAAAAACGGGTGCATCTAAACCCTTTATATTAAGAAATAAGAAATATGATAGCTTTTACCTTGAAAACCTATATAAACACTTGTTTGGTTTGAATCAAGACGGCAGTAGCACCGTAAACCAAATTGTCAATATATATCTAAGCCGTGATATCGGGGTAAAATACAAGGAGACAACAGACGGGGACAAGACCTATATAGAAATCTTGTCAAATATAACGGGTAACGTTGTAGAAATTGGAAGCAAAAATCAACGGAATTACCGAAGTTCTGGAAGTTCCTCAAGTGGTGGAGGTACAACCACCAACGAAGACGGAGACATTTCAACCGAGGAAAACCGTGTACGATTGGTTACTAGAATTATCAAGAAGCTAGTACCAGACGCAACAGCAGAAGGAATCGCTGGAATTATTGGGAACTTTTCAGCCGAAAGCAACGTCACAGCCAAGAAATACGAAGCAGACTATGCAACAGGCTACGAGTACGAGAAAATGGAATCAGAGCCAACAGCCGAGAATTTACTGGGCAGTTGGAGCGCTTTTGCAAGTCTTTATACTATTTCTTTAAATGAAACAGGGTACAGAGGTTCAGACGGTAAACACTGGATTGGTATAGGTATCGGACAGTGGACAGGTCCGAGGGCTGAAAACCTTTTCAATTACGCTCACGAAAAAGGGAAATCTATGTGGGATTTTAACTTACAATTTCAGTTTATGAATGAAGAGACACGTGCCGAAACCTTTAGACGGGTAGCCAGTTCCACAGCCAGCGCCAGCGATAACGCAAGTGATTTTATGAATAACTGGGAAGGTGTAAATTACAAGCAATCGGAACGCAGAGAGCAAGCAGATACATGGCTTTCAACAGTTCAAGATGAATTACAGAAAGGATAGTTATGGCAGAAGCAACAGAAACACTAAAAGCGCTAAATGAAATCAAGTCAAGGGTAGGTACTAGCGTAGGTAACGGGCAATGTTACGGGCTAGTCGCCTTGTATTCTCAACTGCTGGGCGGTTGTGACATCGGAGGAGGTATTAACTCACCGAATCCCAACGGTAACGGCAGACAAGCCAGCGGAAGCGATACACAGAGGGGCATGAGTGCCAGCAACATTGGGGGTGATTATGACTGGGAAGCGCTGGGTTGGAAAGTCCGCTTTGACCCGTCTTTTGCTGATTTACGGGTGGGCTGTATTGTCTGCTATATCCCAAGCGGAAACAACATTTGGGGGCATACGTCTGTTATTTCAGCAGTCAACGGCTCAAGTTATGACGTGATAGAGCAAAACTACGCTTGGAGCGGTTACACAACCGAGCGAACTGGTATAGACACAGTTGATAACATTGAAAGTATTATCTATCCGCCAGAAATTGTAGCAGGTGGAGACATCGGAGAAATCACAGGTGACACAGGAGATAAGCAACTGGGCAATGGCGACTACTCAAAAACAGCCTTTGACGTGGAATCTTTACTCATCGAAGTTGACGGATTTTTTGATTATCGCCCTAACGTGTACGAAGTGCCAAACCTCCTAAAAATTGCCTATGACCAAATACAAGAAGCCTTACGCTCCTACATGGGTAAAGATGACCTAGAAATAGAAGTACAGCTATTAAATAGCGAGTTCACAGAGATAGAGTTGTATGATATTTATGGTAATAGTTATGTGTATCAACCGCAGTATTTACCAAGGACAATAGACGAAAATCACAAGTATAAAGTGGTTGTAAGCGGTAGCCTTGGCGATAATAACCAAGTTCATATAAATTTCTTGGAGTATAACAACGCTAACAATATCAACTACGCAGACCAGAACATTTTAGAAAATCTGAACACGGGAACATGGGCAGAACATAACCCCGAACATTTCAAGTATGGTTTGAATGACGTGACAGGAAAAAGCGTTGCTATCCTAAATGACGCAGAAGCTAGCTATATTCAATCACACAAGAACCAGATGGAACACACGCAGTTGACTTTCAAAGAGAATCGGGAAACGCTCAAACAGAGTATAGACCTTTCAAATAAACAAGTTGCAAACGCTAACTCACAAGCCAGCTACAATGCACAATATGCCGTAGACAGCGCCAACATCAACCAATGGACGGAGGGCGCTAGTGGTATCTTAAACGTAGCTGGAAACCTCCTAACAGGAAACTTTGGGGGCGCACTTGGTGGGCTTGCGTCAGGTGGTATGAAAGTCTTTAACGCTAACCGGGACTATAATAATAAAGTAGTTCAGCAAGGTTTCACAGATACAAACAACGCCTTAAACTCGCAATCAAATGCCCTCGCTAACATGAAATCTAAGATAGCACTTGACCAGTCTATCAGAGCTTACAACGCAAGCATGGCAGACCTACAAAACCAACCTATCAGCGTTCAGCAAATTGGGAATGACCTAGCTTTCCAAAGTGGGAACAGGTTGACAGACGTTTATTGGAAAGTCTCCCTAGCTCAAAAAGAAATCATGGGACGGGCAAACGAGTACATCAAATGCTACGGGGTGCTTGTCAACTGGTTCACTAATGACGCTTTAAGTGTAATGAGGTCAAGAAAGCGGTTTAATTATATCAAAATGATTAACTTAAACCTTGGAACGCTAAGAGCCAATCAATCGCACATAAACGCTATTCAGGCTATTTTTCAATCAGGAGTCAGAATATGGAACTATTCAGCTAATAAAGAAGACGGCATTTTGTTTGATATTAAGAAAAACAACCCGAATTTTTAAAAGTATGATATAATAAAAATTGAAAGGAGTGATTTTCTATCGAAGCAACTGAAAAATGGTACAATCCGCAGAAAATGCTATCTTATAACCAGTATCTAAACTTTGTTATCGGTGGGCGTGGGATTGGTAAGACCTTTGCACTCAAGAAATATCTGTTTAAAAGGTTTATTGAGAAAGGGGAGCAATTCATCTACCTAAGACGGAACAAGTCAGAGCTGGATAGGATAGACAAGGACAAGTTTTTTACTACAGAGTTATTAAAACAAGTCTTTACAAACTTTGAGGTAATAGACAGCGACGCCAGCAAAATTCATACTAAGATTATTTTCAGAGCGAACAACATGGACGAAGAAGAAAATATTTTAGTTTTGTCTTCTACAAAGATAATACTTAATGGGAAAATCGTTTGCTATCTCAAAAGCCTATCTACTTGGGTAGACTTGAAAGGGTCAGAGTATGATGAGGTTATGAGTATTCTATACGATGAGGTATTGATAGACGTTACAAGTAAAAAAAGGTATCTGGATAACGAAGTGGAAGCCCTCCTAAACTTTATCTTCTCAGTATTCAGAAGACGGGACGGTTGTCATGCCTACTTACTATCAAATGCAAGTAATTTCAACAACCCCTATTTTGCCTTTCTAAAATTTTACGATGACAGCGGCAAGCGCTTTTACAATATGAAACAGTATGCTACGCTTATAGAATTCCCTCCACATTCTGCATTTCAAACAGAGGAAGAAAAAGAAAGTGGATTCTTTAAAATCTTGAGTAAGTCCAGCATTTATGAAAGCGTTGCTAATAACGAGTTCCAGATTAAAAACGATAAGAATATAGCGAAAATTAAAGGCTTGAAGTCAAGGCTTTACAGTTTCTATTGTGACGGTACTTTCTTAACAGGGTACTACATAGACAATATGGTATATATCGCTAAAGGGTTTGACAAGAATTTGACCGCTTATTGTCTGGAAGTGGAACAGGTGGAAGACGGGTTTGTTTACTTGAATAAATCCAGCGCATTGGGTAAGACTTTACGGAGTTTGTACCTTAAGAATATGTTTATTTATGAAGATTTAGAAACTAAAAACAAATTTATAGAGGTTATCAATCATGTTATATAATATTATGCTAGAAGTTGCTAAAGACGACTATATCACAATTCTTTTTGCTTTGATTCTGTTTGACTTTATCACAGGCTTTCTCAAGGCTTGGAAGTGGAAAGTTACAGATAGCTGGACGGGTTTAAAAGGAGTTATCAAACATACCCTAACGTTTATTTTTTACTATTTTGTGGCGGTATTCTTGACCTATATTCACGCTATGGCAGTCGGTCAGATTTTGCTTATTATCATTAACTTGTATTATGCACTTTCAATTATGGAAAATCTCGCTGTTATGGGCGTGTTTATTCCTAAGTTTATGACCGCACGAGTTCAAGAAGAGCTACAGAAATACACAGCACAACTAAACGCAGGAAAAGACCTGCTGGAAGAATTTAAAGGAGAAAAGAAATAATGGTTAAAAAGAATGATTTATTTATTGATGTATCTAGTCACAACGGTTACGATATAACGGGTATCTTGGAGCAGATGGGAATAACTAACACGGTTGTTAAAATCTCAGAAAGTACGACCTATTTAAACCCTTGCTTGTCTGCTCAAGTAGAGCAGTCAAACCCTATCGGATTCTATCACTTTGCCCGTTTTGGTGGAGACGTGGCAGAAGCCGAAAGAGAAGCGCAATTCTTCCTTGACAACGTACCCCAACAAGTTCAATATCTGGTGCTAGACTACGAAGACGACACAAGCGGAGACGCACAAGCAAACACTAACGCCTGCTTGCGCTTTATGCAAATGATTGCAGACGCTGGATATAAACCTATTTATTATAGTTATAAACCTTTCACGCTTGATAAAGTGGACTATCAGCAGATTTTAGCGCAATTCCCTAATTCTCTATGGATTGCAGGGTATGGGTTAAACGATGGTACAGCTAACTTTGAATACTTCCCAAGCATGGACGGTATCAGATGGTGGCAATATTCAAGCAACCCGTTTGATAAAAATATAGTCTTGTTAGACGATGAAGAAGATGAAAAACCAAAAACAGCTGGAGAGTGGAAACAGGATAAAAATGGTTGGTGGTTCAGACGTGCAAACGGTTCTTTCCCTTACAATAAATGGGAAAAAATCGCTGATGTTTGGTACTACTTCGATAGTAAAGGCTATTACTTAACGGCTCAATGGATTCTATATAAAGATAAATGGTATTATCTCAAGGATAATGGCGCAATGGCGACTGGTTGGGTGCTAGTAGGCTCAGAATGGTATTATATGGACGATTCAGGCGCAATGGTTACTGGTTGGGTTAAATATAAAAACAATTGGTATTATATGACAAATGAGCGTGGTAACATGATTTCTAATGAGTTCATTAAGAGCGGTAAGGGTTGGTATTTCATGAACGCAAACGGAGAGCTTGCAAACAATCCAAGCTTTACAAAAGAACCAGATGGACTTATCACAGTAGCATAAAAATAAAAGCTAGTAGAATCTTTCTACTAGCTATTTTTATATTCTGAAATAATTTTGTAAGCATCATCATCGGGGTTATCCAAAGCAAGGGAGCAGAGAGCAGATAAGACACTATTTACTTGATTATATTTCTGTAAGTAATGGTTTTCTAATTGTTTCTGGTTGCTGATATGTTTTTCATAACCAGTCAGTGAAAAAGAATGATGGAAATTGATAATTTGTTGAACTAGTCTAGCTTTTTCCAATCCGTCTGGATATACTTTCATCATTTCTGAAAGCGTTTCTAAATAGCTTGTAAATGAATGTATAACCAAATCATCAAGCGTTACCATTCCCCGAACACTGGAAGCTATTAATCCTGTAATCTCGTCAACATGTAACCTTAAACTATTTTCAAAATGTAAGCGCTTTTCTTCGTCCCCTAAACGTGTTTTGTATTCCATTGGTATTACCCCCCTACATTCTCTAAATAAGCAACTAGGCGCAAAATAGAAGCCGTGTTGTTATCGTTTTCTCGCTTTAACTTCGTGATGGTGCTTTGTTGTTGCTCAAGTTGTTTTTGTTGTTTGAAAATAGTATAGGTCAATAGTGACATTATCACTAGAAAGACCAATATAGCAAGGTTGCAAGAAGCAAACCACCAGAACCAGAAACGACCTTTTTTGTTTAATTTATTATATGAATTTTTCATTTTAATATATCTCCCTTCCTTGTATATAGCGTTCAAAAGCTGATTTTAAACAGAAATGAGAATATTTTGAAAATTTCAAATTTTTCACATTCTCAAAGATGATAAGATTGTTTAACTTATCATGTTTAAAAGAATTATCGTCAACTTGTTTATATCCACGGTTTAAATATACCTGTTTTTCTATATCCAGCTTTTCATCTGGAAACTTATCCACACATTGAATCTTAAGAGGAATATCCCCCTCAAGAATAATTTGAAATTTTGCTATCATACTATAAACCCTCTTTACCTAAATACTCATATTTCCCGTTTTTAAAAACTAAAATTTCATTTTTAACATTGTTTTATAACTCCTTTATCTTTCTGATACCATTATATCATTTTCAAAAAACCTTGTCAAGTGTTTCGTGAAATATTTTTATTTTATTTTTTAGAAATGTTTTTATCTCATTTCTAACTATAACATTATAGCATTTCATGAAATAGTTGTCAAGAGATTTTTGAAAATATTTTTAAATTATTTTTCGATTTTATTTCTTGACATTTTTTCTAAATAGTAATATAATAGATATAGAAATAAACGAAAGGATTTTTTAGAGATGATAGGTTAGTGATTTTAATTTTAAAAATAATTGTAAATGAGTTTTCTCTTTCATTTCATTTTGATTTTTCCACTTGGGGAATTTTTGAAAAAGGGGTGGGGGAGTACATGCTTT